AAAAAAAGGAGTTTTAATATGAAAAATTTATTTAAAGTTAAAATTAATCCAGAGGTAAAAATTACAGGTGCTAAATGTAAACACTGTGGTAAAAATATGATTTACAAAGATTATTGCAGTTCTAATATAGTCATAAATTAAGAAGGATTAAACAGGAAGTGAAAAATGTCTAAAGAATTAAAATTAATATCTCCTATTCCACCTTCGGTAAATCATTATTTGGGATGGAGAGCTATTATAAAAAACAAAAAGCCATTAGTTGTGTCATATGAAACTGGAGATGCTAAGAAATATAAAAAAGAGTTTATAAAATATGTTAAACAACAAGTAAAAGAACAAAATTGGATAATGTCAGATAATAAATTCCAACACTATTATGTNGATGCTGTTTTTTATTTTCCAAGAATAGATATGGATTGCAACAACTGTTGGAAATGTATGTTTGATGCTATAACAGACACTTGTATGGTATGGATAGATGATAATCAGGCTTGTGAGCGTGTGCAAGGTATTTATTATGATACTAAAAATCCAAGAATCGAATTAACAATACATAAAGTGGATTACATAGGTATTTTTAAAAACAATACTCGATTAGAGGAGTTTGAATCTAATTGCGTCCAATGTAACAGATACAGAGATGGAAAATGTAATCTGCTTATTAAAAGTAAAGAAGGACGAATTCAAGAAGAAATTAGTGAAGGAGTATGTAAAAAATATAAGGAAAGCAAAGAAAGACAGTAAATAATCGTCTTATTTTTATGTGAACAATTAGGAGGAGTTTATATATGTTTAAACAATGGAAAGAAAAACGTGAATTAAAAATGGATAAATTGCGTTATGAAGTATTTTTGCTCGGTGCATTAAGTGAATTGGTTTTAGAGTTTAAGAAAGTCAATGAAAATAAAACAGACATTCTAGATGTTGTAGAGAAGTTAAAAGATGTGGATCAGAAAGATATAGTTAATGCACTTGTAGACGCTATAAAATCACAAGGGGAATCTGGTGAGTAAATTGACTAGAGAAATTAGAAGTTTGAATGATTTGAATAAACTTTTATTGAATGAATGTAAGAAAGTAACTGAGTTACTGGCTAACGAAGTATATGAAGCAATAAATTTCTTTTTAAATCAATATTATGAAGAATATAATCCAATTAGATATCAGAGATCTTATGACTTTCTACATTCGGCTTTTAAAACTAATGTTAAGAAAATAGGAAACGGATATGAAGCAGTTGTAGGAATAGATTATGAAAGCTTAAACGACTATGATAATGCAACTGGTTATCAGGTTGTTTCATGGGCTAATGAAGGCTTACATGGAGGATTAGATTTTGGTACGGATACACGAGTTTGGGACGACGCAATGGATGTGACTATACATAATGGACAGTTATTGAAAGATTGTATTGAGTTTCTTAAAAATAAAGGATTTAAAGTAATTGTTTGAATGAAATCATCGTTTGATTAAGAGCAGTGAGTGTCATAGCCACTGTTCTTTTACTTTGACTTAATATACTACTCTTCCATTCTTAAAGAAAGGAGAATAATTAATGACTAAAGTCGCAAAAGTTCGATATTTTACCAAAGATAAACTTAATAAAATTAGTCCGAAAAACAAAAAATATTATGATAAATACCTGCAATCAAATATTATCAAAAATAGAGATGTTAAAGAAACGACTTACAAAACCTATAAAAACTTCTTTATGCATTGGTTGGCTTTTTTAGCAGAAAAATATGATAATATAGATATATATTCGGATGATTTTATGGAAAATGCGGTAGATATTATGGAAGATTATATTGCATTTTGTCAAGATGTTTTATTAAATCATAAGAAGGTTATTAATAATAAATTATCGGCTGTTAGTTCATTTTACATATGGTCTATGAAACGGGGTTTAATTCAAGCACATCCATTTGATAAAAAACTTGATAGAATGAAAGGTGCGCAAGATGAAAAAATAATAAATTCATATTATCTTACACCAGAACAAGTACAAAAAATTAGGTTAGAACTATCCACAAACGATAAATTTGATATTCAAGATCAAATATTGTTTGAAGTAGCCTATGATTCAGCAAATAGAATTGGTGCTTTAGAAAAACTAACATTATCGTCATTAGATTTAGATAATATGTTGTTTGAAGATATTAGAGAAAAAAGAGGATATCTTGTTGAGGTGATTTTCGAAGAAAGAGCTAAAGATTTAATTGAAGAATGGTTAGAAATGAGAAAAGATGATTATGATAAACTTGAATGCGATTCATTATTTATTACAAAATACAACGGTGGATATAGACCTATGTCAAGAGGTACAATTCATAATAAAATGAAAAAATTTGGTGAAATTGTAGGCATCCCCGACTTTAGAGCGCATTGTGTTAGAAAGTCTAAATTAAACAACGTGTATGAGGAAACAGGTGATTTAACACTGGCTGCTGAATTGGGGAATCACAAGTCTACTGAAACTACGAGACAAAGTTATATTAAACCTAAGAGTAAGGCTGAAATTCGTGATAAAATAAATGCGTTACGTAATAAAAATAAAGAGATTAATGAAAATTTGAGTGAGTAACCTTCCTATATTAAACACCACCTACTACCCCACAATTAACATATTCCATACCAAAATAAACCTATCTCTCATCTTTCTCAATTATCAGAATATCTGAAGGTGTACAGTCTAAGTATATACAAATAGCTTCAAGAATATCAAAAGAAATAGATTTTGTCTCATTATTAGCGAGCTTCATTAGCCTTTGATAGCTATAATTGATTTCCTTAGATAACCTATAACGTGATACACCACGTTTTCTTAGCATTTTATCAATAGCTATATACATATACACACCTCCCACGGACAGGATTATACCATTATTTCCCATGTTGTACAATATATCTTGTAGTGTATATATCTTGCGGTGTATACTCTTTGCAATTATACAATTTGCAATGTATATATACACTTGACAACAGTTTAAAGTGGTAATATAATACAGATATGGAATGCATTGTTACCTTTTTACTATCTTTTACAGTATAGCACATTTAAGGAGGGCGGTATATGAACGAGATTGAGATTGAACTAAGTATTGAAGAACTTGCTGACAGATGGGAACTATTAAATTGGGAACAGGGGATTGAAAATTTAAAAGTGACCGAATGTTTTTGTTCGTCCCCCAAAAAGACTTTCTTTGTTAAAAATTTATCAATAGAAATGGATGATGCTTTGGTTTGTTGTAGTGATTCGGATGGTGTTATGGTAAAAGAATTTGGCGCACTCTTGTTATTTCCACGTACTCGCCTTCAATCAATACATATAGTTACAAATAATGGAACTTCTAAGGAAGTATTGGAATTTGTTGATGGTGTAATATATGTAGAAAAGGCATAAAATAGAAAAAGAATAAAACTAGCCACTCTCCTATTTAAAGAGTGGCTTTTATTGTGTGTAAAACTCTTGTTTGATTTAAAAACGATGTTTACAATTTATACATACTCTTTCGTTTTTTGAACTACCTATAAAACCAGTAGAAATTTTCCATCCACGTTTCATTAATTGAATTTGAGTAGATCCGCATTTAGGACATTTAATTACATTTTCATTATAGTTATTATTTTGGTTCTGTTCTTTTTGTTCTTTTAAATATTTGATATTATTTGATGGATCTTTTTCAAATTTTGAACCGAAAATTATTATTAATATTAGTATAACAGATAAAATTATCCAACCCATATTTATACCCTCCATTTAATAATATATAAATAATATACAACAATTCCTAATATTTGTCAATACAAACACTCCTTTTAGGGGTGTATTTTTATACCCTGATTATGGAAAGGATGTGAAAAATGGATCAGTTTAAATTATTATTACAGGCTGCAATTGATTTGCAAAAATCAAAAAATTCAATTAATTCTCAAATAAATAAACTTCAAGAAGAAGCGAAAAAATTGAAAATTGATTTAGATGTTACCACAGCAAAAAAAACACTAAAACAATTTTCTAAAGAATATCAAGAAGCTTTAAAAATAAAAAAAGAAAACTTAGATCAAAATATTTCCACATATCTTAAAA